GCCGACCGCATTGAGCAACTCACCAACGAACGAGATAAGGCGGCAAGACTAGGAAAATCTGGTGGCTATAAAGCCACGCCAGAACACTCATGGGCGGAATGGTGTGATGAGCTTTATCGCGATCTGAACAAGGCCAATGACCGCATTGAGCAACTGGAGGCGGCGCTGCAAAGGTATGTCTGTCGATGCAAAGACGTAACCGCAACAGGAGCGCAAGTCTGTACGCATGGAATACCGACTACATCTTTGTGTGGTTGGGAAGCCCGCGCCGCGCTGGAGGGGAAAGATGAGTGACAACGTAGTTAATTTAGACGACCACCGCCCGCATGAGGCTCAGTATGTTGTGTGCATCAGATGCGCGCATGACTGGGTTGCTGTTTTTCCTGCGAACATTGTGGGGCTGGAGTGTTCGGATTGCGGAGAAATGGCCGGTGAACCTATCAACTATCACGATATTGACTGGTTTAATAAGTTCATGGGTGCATCCAAGAACAAGAAAGATCAGATGAAGCGGACAATGGTGCTGCTGAACGCAAAGAGGATGGGGCTATGAGCGACACGCTTGCTGAAAAACTGCGGCAGATAACAGCAGACGACAACGACGAGGCGGACATATTGTTTGAAGCCGCTGACCGCATAGAGGCGCTGGAGCGTCTGGAAAAACAAATGCCCGCGATCCTAGAATACTTAGAGGAACAGGCGGACGTGGTGGACGGGGACAACGGCATCCCGCATCCGAACAAGGCGATGACTTTGCTTGTCTGGCTGCGGCATGAGATGGAGAAGTAAGATGCTCCAGCTTGATCCACCGCTGCCGGTGGTGACGCCCAAGGGCAAGGCGCTGGCGCATATTCTGATCGACTACGGGCCGGAGCACGACCTCGTGTGGGTCTGTTTCTGTGCTGATGGGCAAATATGGTGCTACCGCAACCAAGATGTCAGAGCAGATGAAAATATCACTTTTGGCAGGAGAGAAAGAAATGGCTGAAGAAGTTCAACACACGCGAACCTTTCTGACCTTCGAAGAGAAGATCATCGTCGCATGGGCCTATTATGTGAGGGGCATTACCCAACAAGATCTCGCCGCCCTGTTCAACATAAACCATGGCCGCGTGTCTGAGGCCTGCAAAGCAGTTAAGACCGGCATCGAAGGGATGGACAAGCCCAATGGTTCCCAATGAAATCCACTTCATTTGGCTGACGGAGCCGACGTCGAGGCCTTTTAACTACATCAACTCGATCGCGATCAAGGCGGCTGCCGACGTGCAGAAGCCTGATCGCATCTACATGCACTGCAACAAAGAGCCGACAAACAATCCTTACTGGAATGAAATCCGCTCCATGTTCAGCATGAGATGGGTCGAGGCGCCGGATAGCTACGACGGCGTCCCGCTAGAATACATCCAGTACAAGGCCGATGTCCTGCGGCTTCAGATACTGCGAGATCATGGCGGCATATACCTCGACACCGACAGCCTGATGCTGAAGCCGCTGACGCCATTCATGGACAAGCCCTTCACGCTGGCGGAGGAGAGCCCGGACTCCTACGCCATGGCGCCGATCATCGCAGAGCCTGGAGCGCGGTTCATCGACATCTGGCTCCAGCGCATGGCGAACAGCATGCGCGCCGGTGGCTGGGCAAAGCACGCCGTGCAACTGCCTCGAGAGATCCACCGGATGCACCCGGCGCTGTGCGACGTGCGCCCGCGTGAGGAGTTCTTCCCGTTCGACCTGCGCCGGAACTATCTGTTCGACGACGTCAGGGCCGACGAATGGATTAAGCAGGCCTCCGACGCCTACGTCCTCCACGTCTATGAGACCTATTGGAAAGACTACCTTGCGGACGTGCGGCCGGGATACATGCGCCAGCACGACACCATCTTCTCCCGCCTCTTTAGGAAGTATGAGTGATGCAGACCATAGAACATGCCCTGTTCCCGACGCTCGTCTTAGAGACCTTCAACGAAGACCACGAGGCGATGAAGGGGGTGTTTGAAGATGAGATATTCAAGCACCTGAGCGACAAAGGGTTCTCAAACGAACTGACCGGGCATCTGACGATGCACCACGTCCCAGCCTTCCGTCCCGTGTTCGAGCTGGCGACGCAGGCGGCGAAGGCCTACCTTGAGACGCTCAGGGTCGATCCTGATCTGTATCAGTTCAACGTCGTGAAGAGCTGGATGAACATCGTCCGCGAGCGCGCCACGCCCATGCACGCTCATCGAGACGCTCACCTGTCCTTCGTCTACTACGTGAACATCCCCGAGGACGCTGGCATGGCGCTGGTGTTCGAGCAGGACGATTACAGGCACGAGCCGTTCGCCGGCTGCATCAAGAACGCGCCGCCGTCGGAGTGGACGTGGCTGAACTCCTACACATGGTCGTTCGGGCCGAAGGAGGGCGTCATGTTCGTATTCCCGGCCAGCATGATCCATGGCACGCCGTCGAGGACGGGCGAGAACGATACCGGCATCATCACGCTGGACGATTATCGCAAGCACCGGGTCGCGATCGCCGGAGACTTCGTCCTTACCTATAAAGACAAGCAAGCGAAATCTCTCGGCATCCAACCCATTGAGAATTGGCGCGTTTTTTGAGTAGACGCGCCTATTCCTTTTGGTCTTTCTGGGCGCCGGTGACGGCCGCCGTCTTGCCGATGCCCTTCTCCAAAGCCCGCAGGACGGGGAGGGTCTTCGGCTCTTTGGCGGCCATGGCGGTCAGTTTAGCCAGCACGTCGGGATCTCTCGACGTAAGGATCTTGGCAACCTCTTTGGCCACGCGGGCGTCTGCCTGCCCCTTGCCGGCGCGCAGCGCGATACCGGCGAGCGCCTCTGGGCTGTAAGGCGCCCCACCGAAGGCGGTGCCAGCAGCCGCGCCCGCAAGGCCATACTCAGCAATCTGACGGGCGGTCGTGGACCCGCCTTGGACCGCCGGGCGAAGGCTGTCCATGATGCCCTCAATACGCACGCGGGCCTCCAGCGCCGCTGCCCTATCTGAGCCAAGCGCCATGAGGTTCTTGGCGCGCGCAGCCGGGCTTGTTCCCATGAAGGCCTGATTAATCACGGATTGGCTGTCTCTCGCCTTGTTGATCTTTCCAAGCAGGTCGAAGGTGTAGCCACGCGCGAAAAGCTCTCTCTCAGCCGGAGTAAAGCTTCTATATTCTCTGACCGCCTCAGAAATCTTCTTCGGGTCATTAAAGCGCGCGAAGTTCATACCCGCTTCATAAGCGTCTTCGGCTCCAAACCATTTCGCGGCAGTGCCTCGAGCAGCGGCATACGCAGGGACAATCTCATCAAGTTCGGCGCGCAACTGATTTCTGATGTCCGCAATCGTTCCCGCCTGATCGTCTTTGCCAGCGCGATAAAGCACGCGGACCTGATCATCCATACGTCTCTTGACTGCGTCCCAGAAGGCCAGATTGGCGTCAGTTGCCTTTGCGCCAGGCTTTGCGATCAGTGTCCCATCCTTGTCGAAAGTGAATGGGTTCACGATTGGCCTGCGCCCTTCGGCAGCATTGATGTCGCCAGCCATCTTCTCTGTCCTGATCATCGCTGCGCGAACGGACGGAGACTGCGTAAGCTCATAAAGCTTCGGGCTGAAGACGTTAGAAGCGCCCTGAGCATCCGCTCGAGCATATGCAGGCTTGTTCTCAATTCGCGCGGCGCGCGACAGAGCCTCAAGATCGTCTGCATAGTCAGGTCGGCTCGGGAAGAAGCGAGAAACGTCGTCCTCAATGCGTGCGGCCTGCGTCCCGAACCGCTCTGCGATCGACCTGTTGAGCGTTTCTCTGGCCTCGGCAGAAAGGTTAGCGGCAGACCGAGCCATCGCCCGGACAGGCTCGCCACCAACGTCGGCGATCATTACAGGCTCGCCAGCACGCACAAGAGTTTGGAACTCCGGCTGCGTTATGCCTTCAGGACTCGCGGCCAGCGCGCGCGCAGTCTTTTCCTCTGCGACCTTTACGGGCGCATACAAGCCGCGCAGGGGGGAGACCGTTCTGTCAGCGATGAACCGGGCGCCAGCTCCAAGCCCAGAGACAACGGCAGGCGCCGCAGCCCCGACGCCGGCACCGAACGCCGCGCCCTGCCCTGCGGCCTTGAGACGCTCTTCAACGGTCGTGCCTTCGCCGAGGCCTGATAGGCCACCGACAGTCGCAGCGCCTGCGCCCCCGCCCAGCATTCTTTTGCCAAGGCCGGTGACGCCCTTCTCAAGGGCGCCATACTTCCCGAACGGTGTGGGCGTTGCCACGGCGCCAGCGACTGTGCCAGCGAGTGAGGCGACGGGCGACTGTTCGGCCATCGCGGCGCTTTCCGCCTCGCGACGTTTCTTGACGTCTGCAAAGTCGGGAGAAAGTTCGCCGGCATAATAACGCCGCTTGGCCTCCTCCTCGCCGAACTCGGCGACGGCCTTGCGATAATTGGCTGCTGTTTCAGACGCCATCTGACGTGCAGCGGAGACGTCCTTGCGGAAGGGGATAGCCTCATAGGCGCTGCGGCCGAAGGCGAGAACAGCCTCGCCAGCCTTTTGCGCCATGCCCTTCTGCGGGATCAGATCAGAAAAAGAAACGTCCGAAGACGAAGCTTCTTTTTCTTCGTCTTTCTTTTTCGGGATCAGATCGTCAAAAGAAATCTCAGCCATGATCAGAGCCCCGAAGGATCAATCCCGTTCTTTTTTAGACGCTCAATAACTGCATCACGAGGGGCGCCCTCGCTGATAGCCTTGCGAGCGGCAGCAAGAGGGTCGGCCTTCTTGCCTTCTTCGGTGATCTTTCTTTTTTCTTTCAGATCATCAAAGCGGTAGCCAATAGCCTCTTCGATCGTCTTCTGGCTGAAGCCCTGAGACGCCATCGAAGCGCCGATCTTGTATGCAGCAGTGCGCGCCAACTCGCGCTGGCGTTCGAGGTTCTTCCTGATCTGTTCAGGGCTCATGCCAGGATTGATGTCGGTCTTCTCGAAGGCCGCCGCTTCCGTCTTCGTCAGCGCAGAGCCAAAGAGAGCGTTACGAGCGACGTTGCGCTGCCTGTAGTAGTCAGACCACCAATCCGCCTGATCGCCGTAGCCCATCTTGCCCCGGCTGCCAATCCAGTTCTGAACGTCTCCAACAGCCGAAAACGTCTTGTCGGCGTAGTCGTTTTTAAAGTTGTTCCCAAGTTCGTCATACGTCTTGAGAACATTGCCCTGCTCGCTGAACTTCTCAACGGCGCTAAAGGGGAGCTTTTGGCCTTTTCCCTCACCTTCTTCGAGGCCAGCCTTGATGCGGTCGGCGCGAGCCTGATCTTCGGGAGAAAGCCTAGCGCGCATGCGCTCATATTCAGACGGCTGCTGAACCTTCGCCTGCTGCAACTGATAGAGCTTTAAAAGGTCATTCGCGCTGACTTCGCCCGTCGGCATCTCCATGGCCATTTTCTCACGCGCCATCTGGAGCTGCATGAGCTTTTCCTGCCGGGCCTTCTCAGCCTCAGCCTGCTTCATGAGAGGGCCAGCGATAGCGGTGCCAACAGAGCCAAGGCTTTCGCCGAACGCGCCGGTGCGCGTAGGAGCAGCAAGAGCCCCAGCGGCTTGGAACATCAGTGACGCCTTCTCATAAGGCGACATTCCCTTCGGCGCAGCGTATTCCTGCTCGCGCTTGGCCATTTGCTCAAGGATGCCTTGCTGGCGAGCCTTTTGAGCCTGAGCTTCTTTCTGAAGAGCGGCATAGATCGCCTGCTCATTCATGGCTGGCATTTTGCCCTGATTGACCTGCTCCATCATGTAGGAGCCAACCGCAGGCATGTCTGCCTCGGGAGAGTAGTTCTCGACGTCATCCCAAACTTGTTTAACTGGGTCAACCATGGGTTCGACCTTACTTCAGAAGGTTGCCGATCGCGGCGGCGCTGAGACCGGCGCTCGCAAGTTGCGCCAAAGGCGACGCGGAATAAGTCTGGCCGGATCCGACCGTTTGGCCAGCCGTCGTAGTGCCGCCAGAAGGCAGACCACGGATCGCTTCATTAAGAAAGCGGATCTGCTCTTTCGGGTATTGCGTCTGCCGCAGGAAGTCTTGATAGGCCAGATCCAGATTGCGCTGGTTCCTCTGCTCCTGCGTCATGCCGATCGTTTCAAGAGCGCCCGCGCCCTGAAGGCCGAGAGCCTGCTCCTTCTGGCCGAGGCCTGCCTGCACGCCCGCGAGCGTGCCGAGCGTGCCCATCTCAGTCCCCGTAAGCTGCCCAGAGGCCTGACCAATCGACGCCAGCCGGCGAAGATCTTCCTGAGCCTGCTGGCCGGCGGCCGTATAGCCTTTGGAAAGCTGCTCACCGATGGCCGCCGACAGTCCTTCGCCAACATCACGCACGGCACGGCCAGCAAGTTCCTGCTGACGGGTCGAGCCGAACTGGCCCGCACGAATGAACTGGTCTCCCAGCTCAGGCATGATCTTTTCGCGGAGCTGCCGCTGGGCGATGTCGCCCATGCGATTGAGAACCTGCTCCTGATACGGGTTCATGTATTCGCCAATCACGCCCGGCACAGTCTGCGCGGCCTGCTGGAAATACGGCTGCGCCGCCGTGGTCGGGCTGAGGCCAGCCGCCTTGCTCGCAGACTCCTCGGCCGCGCCTAGCGCAGGCTTATAGGCTCCGACAGCCTCGCGCGTCGCTTCAAAGGCCTTGAGCTGATCCTGCGTAAAAGGAGCAATTCGGGGACCGCTGTACGGCTGGTACTCTTCCTGCGCCGCGCTGTAGGCGCCAGACATCAAACGATAGAGGTAGTCCGACAGATACTGCGGAACCTGCGACGTCGTCAGGGTCGAGGAAGTAGACTGTTGCGGCTTCCCCTGCGTGAGAAAGTTCATAAAGCTCATTAAGCTCTCCCACCCATCAGGTAGCGTTCAGGCTGCTTCGCGTCGGGGCTAAACTTGCCCTTCGCAAGGGACTTGCCCTTCTGCTTGCGGATATTAGCACGGAACTGGTCGAGGCGTTTAGCCCCAGCCTTGGACGATCCATCGCCCAGCAGGGCCACGGTCTCGGCGTCCATCACATATTCGCCATCGGAAAGCTTGGCGTCGATCTCGTCAGAGCGGCCAGTGCCAGGGCCGGCGACATAGCGAGACGTCTGGCTAAGAGGGCCGCCGGAAGGCATTGAGCCGCCTCGAGCGGCGGTCACGGTCGAGGGCTTTTCCTCTTCCTGCTCGGCCAACTTGTTTTCAGAATAATACTTATTCTCGCCCCTAGACCCATAGGTGTAGTAGTCGTTCATGCCAAGGCCCAGCCGCTGGCGGCTGATGGGCATGGCGATGAGGCCGCGATCCATGTTCGGGTCGGTCGACGCCTGCTCTATTTGAGCTGTTTTAGGCGAGCTGCTTCCGCCCATGACGCTCGACGCCAACAGCGCCGCCGGGATCAGGGTCTTGGCCCCTCCAAGGCTGCTCAGAATGCCGCCGGCTGCGGTGCCAGACTTAGCCGCATCAGCGGCGCCAGACATGCTGGAGAGAGTAGCACCCTCACCTTCATAGCCGGGGAGGGCATTGAAGTTGAACTTCTGGGCCGCGCTGCCAGCATTGCTAGCGGCCGGCGCCCCTCCCATCAGGTTGTTGTACCAGCCAGAGAACCCGCCCTCGCCCGTACCCGTAACGCTGGGGCCAGTGAAGCCCAAGGCCCCCGCGCCGATCGTCCCAAGACCACCGAGCGCAGCGCCCGTCAGGCCGCCCTTCAGGCCGCCTCCGGTGATGGCTCCCGTAGCGCCGCCGATGACGGCATTACCGACGATGGACGGCACAGAGGCGCCGAGGATGGAGCCTGCTGCCGCAGCCTCAAGGCCCAGACCGCCGAGGATAGAGGCGCCGATCGGGGCGCCGACGCCCGTCGCCATCAGGGCGGCGGAGGCAAGGGCTGCGACAGGAGCGAACCACTTCTGCTTATAGAAGGGTGTGAACTGGGGCATGCCGGTGTGGGGATTGATCGTCGGCTCGCCCCAATGCTTCACCAGCTCGTCGTATTCTTTCCGATTGATGTGGATGATCAGCTCATCGCCGCCGACGCCTGCGTCCCGCACCTTCTTGGCCGCGTCATGCAGGCCGCCCTTGGCGTAGCCCGGCTCACGAGGAACCCTGATGCAGACGGGCTTGGTATTGGCCCTGCCACCCTTGGCGAACATGCTCATGGGGTTGCCACGCCAATTCTGGTCAACGGCAGTATTGGCAAGGGGCCGATATTCGGACGGGTAGCTGGGGTAATTGATCGTCATGTCAGCCACTCAGTTGTACGGCACGGGTGAAGGCGAAGGCCCACTCCTGCCAGTCTTCATAATTGAGGGGGTTCGGAGGGTTCTGCTTTCCGACTTCGAAGAAAGCAACGACGCCGAGCGCCCAGTTTTGCCAATTCGCTGGATCGTCCAGCCTTGAGATAGTCCCGTACCTCTCCAGAGTATAGACCATGGAGTCGGTCCAGTCAGTAACTGTGAGGCCGCGCGGGTCAATCATCCAAGCACCGTCCCGTCGCTGACCTCAATGTGCGCGATGCACTGGCCCATCTGGTAGTCGCCGCCGACCTGATTGGACTTAAAGATGAACCGCATCTCGCGCCGGGTCTCTTTGAAGAAGACCACCTGCTGGTACGGCTGGTCAGTCTGGGCAGGATCTCGGATGACGACTTCGTCGGTCGTAACTTCAGGGGCTCGGGCGTTGGCGCGGCCCGTGATCTGAACCGTCATGTCTTTCGCCTGAACGAAGTCAGGCTCAATCATCGCGCAACGCAGGGCCCTGTTTCTGGGCTGCTGCTGATCTGCGACGAAAGAAATGTCGGCGGTCTGGAAATATGACGGGATCGAGTTGATGGTCGTGCCGTCAATTTCATCGACGCCGTATTCGTGCTGCCATAACTTGTAAGAGCCATTGTCTTCCTTCACGCCGGTCAGGATCGGGTACTGATAGACCGTCGCGAACTTGCCAGCCGATCGACCATCATTCGGCAGCTCGGTGTCGTACCAAGTATTCTCGCGGATGTTGTAGATGACGGCGTGCGTGCATTCAGTCGCATTGCCGCGCGGATAGCACCACCAGATTTCGCCGAACCGCGGCACCTTGTAGGCGAAGACCTTTTGACGCTGGGCGTAGTTCAAATTGTCGAAGAACCAGTTTTGATTGAGCTGGTTCGGGATTTCGCGCACGACGCCGTTGAACTGCAAGAAGCGGTCGACGCCGCACCAGTAGAAGATGCCGTCGTATTCAATGACGCCTTGGCTCGACAAGATCGACGTCTGGGCGCTGATCGTGTCGAACTGAAAGATGGGCGTGCCGCCGACGAATGTGCAGCGGATAAGGCTGTCGAGAGACCAGAACAGGCCAGCGGGCGCGTTGCCGGGGCCAGCGCGCAGCGGGAGAGCGGCAACGACCTTCTGAGACGTTATGTATGCCTCGCCAGCGCCGGTGCTGGACCAGTCGTTCGGGTTGTTTGGGACAGACCAAGCGACGAAACCGTCTGAGCCGAATACGAATACGTAAGGATAAAGGCTGACGACGCCGCCAGAGACGGCAGGCGCACTGTTTGTCGTCAGAGCGGTCGTGTCGTTAACGAGACCCCAGTAAAGATCAGAAGTTGCGTCGCTGTCGATCTCAGCAAGGTTCTTGCCCGGATGCGCTAAGATATAAGCGCCAGGCGATACGCCAACGCTGTCGAAGCTCGTGTCGAACGTCCACAGATGCAGAGGGTCTGTCGCAAAGCCAGAAGGCGTCCTGTCTGAGACGGACGTGATGACGCCGTTTGGATTGACGGAGAACTGCTCGATGAAGCTCGCGCTACCAGAGGCGATGTAGAGAAGGCCATTTTGGTTATAGGCGCTCAGGCCTCGAGAGATTTCGGAAAGCTCATTCGTCAGCCTGCGATAGCCCCACATTTTGCGAGGAAGACCGCGCTGAAACCGACACCATTGGCCGTCGACATAGAACCCGTTCTCAAAGCGCGTTCCATCGCGCTTGATGCCGGGCAGTGACTTGATGATGTACGGCGTGATGGCCATTAGCTCAGGATCCCAATGCCCATTGCAACGGCGAAGGCTTTCGTCGTGGTGTTAGAGACGCCGATCGCGGACTGGGCGGCGGCTTGGTCGACAGCCGTGAACACTGCTTTGCCAACAGTCGTGCCGCCGAGAGCATCTTGACCATCAGATGCAGTCGCTGCCGTAAAAACGCCATTGCCGACAGTCGTCGCGCCAAGCGTTGTGCGGGCAGCCGCAGCATTCGCAGCAGTAAATAAGTCTTCGCCAACAGTCGTCGCGCCGAGGGCGATACGGCCCGCGCTTTCGCTTGCGGCAGTGAAGACGCCAATGCCGACAGTCGTGCCGCCGAGGTTCACACGGGCGCCGGATGCAGTCGTAGCCCCCGTGCCGCCGTCGGCGACAGGGATGGGCGTGGCGACTGTGGACTGCGTTTGACCCTCAACGACGTCAGTTCCGTCGCAATAAAGGATCAGGGCCTCGCCCTGCGGGACCAGAATGCCAGTGCCTGCGCTGGTCTTGACGGTGATGGTGTAAGCGCCGCTGGTGGCATTCGTGACCCAATACTGCTGAACAGTCGTTGGGACGATGATGTTTCTGTTGCCGGTCAGGGTGCCAGTAAAGTTGTAGGCGATGCGGTTCAGTTCAGAACCTGCGAGGGTGTAATTGCCTGTGCCGGCGATGTTGATCGACGTATAGTCAAAGCTCGTCGTGCCACCGCTGCTCAGGCCGACCGTGTAGAAAGCTGTGCCGTCGCAGATAACCATCGCCGACTGGTCAGTGTCGAGGACGAGCGTCGAGGCGCCGTCAATAAGTTCAGAAGACGCAGGATCGATCGTGACGGAGCTGGATCCGCTGTTTCGAATGTAGCAGAACCAATCGTCTCCAAGCGTCGCCGCAGCAGTCAGGCTGAGAGTTCCAGACGCGCCTGTCCAGTTAATCAGATGGGCGCGCTCGGTCGCTCCGAGCGTGTAATTGGAGTTCAGATCGTCGACCGTGATGGCCTGATTGAGCGTCGTCGTGATCGCCTTCAAGCCAGCGCCAGCCAGCGCGCCAGCGTTAGCCTGAGACGTCGTCGAGCCGAACTGGTAAGAGGACCAAACACCCGCAGCCGTGGCGTTGGCGGTCATGTAGACCTGCCAAAGCTGCCCAGCCGCCACAGAGCAGATGGTCGTGCCCGTGCTGCCAACGACAGTGAACGTCGTATTACCGACGTTGTTGAAGAGGAAGCACTCGCCGACGCTCGCCTGATTGGCCTCCGGCAGATAAACCTTGCGGCTGGATCCCGTCGAGTTGACGTTCATGATCCTGGCGGCAATGTAATCAGCGACAGTGTTCGGAGCGTTCGTCTCAGTCGGCCATGCAAGCACGACGTCAGATGACGTCAGGTTGAAGGCCAGATAAGAAACGTCAGACGGGTAAATGTTGGTCCCGCCGAAGACTTCAGTATAGGTCGTCATTTATACCTCCGTCCGACGGGCGGAACGGTCGAGGATCTTGGAGAGATCTTCGCCATTTAGGGCCTGCGCCGCTCGGTCATACATTTGTTGCCACACGGGGATGCGCTCGTCGTTCTTCAGGAACGGCGTCGCCTCAAGAAGGGCGCCATAGAGTAGAACCTGCGGCGCGTAGTCCGTCAGCCAGT